AGCTCCGAAAGCTTGGAGTCCTCAAACTCCTTGAGCTTCGCAGCAAGTTCGGCGTTGGTCTTCTCAGCAGCCTTGCGGGCATCGCGCTCCGCTTGCAGTGCCTTGATACCGCCGTCACCGAGTTCCTGTGTGGTGGTGGTTGCTTCAGCCGCGGGAGTTGCCGTGGCCTCAGTGGTTGTCGCTTCCGACATGTGCTTGTCCTCCGTCGCGGATGGAAAAACCCCAGGGCATCGCGCCAAGGGGAAGAATAAAAGAGGCTAGACAATCCAGCCGTACAGCTTCAGGAGCCGCTTAGCGTCAGCGGGGTCCTTCGCCGTTGAGTAAATCGTTTCGGGCATCAGTCGGGGCGCCTTGAGCCGCTTGTACTTGGATCCGTCACGGAACACCGATTGTTCTCGGATGTACTGCGCCTGTGACATCTGCCAGTAAGCGTGTCCGCGGCGCGTTGTTCCCTCGGTGGTGTACTTGATGTTCACGCCGTGGATTTGCGCCGGCCTGACAGCTCCCTTACGGCGGTAGGCGTTGATCAGTTGGTTCATGTCAGCGCCGTCACGGAACGCCTGCCCGTTCGCCTTGGACCCAAGAACCCGGTCCTGCTCATCCTGAGATAGGCTGTCAAGGTAAGCCTTCGGGTCAGTCCGCGCGTCATCGCCCGTGTCCTCACTAGAGGGCACATTCCGGCAATCACACCCAGGATGACGGTTGAACGCCTCAGCATGCCTCGACCGCTTACCAGCCAGGATCACGCAGCGCCCACAAGACGGCGGGTTCAACATCCGCGTCCACAGCCTGACCCGGTGAGCCCCGCCAGAAACCTTCTCAGCGGAACGGCCCGTGTCAGACAGCAACGTTCCCGATGCCAGCGTCAGATGCTGCCCGCCTCTTGCAAGCGCCTCCGCAACATCCAAACCCTGACTGACAGCGATCTTCGCTTGAACAACAGCGCCATACGCCAAAGAAGCAACAGGCAACCCATCGCCAGCAACGCCAACGAACCGGGAACCAGTAGACGCGTACACCGGCTCAGGGGCAGCGTCGCCAAGAACGTCGGGCACATACGCCAACGCCCCATCAGCAACACGCTCCTGAGCCGAAAACAACACAGCCAACAAAGCAGGCTCAAGACGCGCATAAGACGAATCAAAGTCAGAGCCCATGCGCCGCCACTGACGAGCAACAGCCGACACCGCAGCGCCAATCTCCGCACGCTGCAAACCAGAATACTTAAGCGCCGCCTCCGGTAACTGCTGCAACTGCACCATTCACCGGCTCCTTCGAAGCAACCTGAGCAAGATACGGATCCTGCATCTCAACAGTCCGATACTCGCGGTCACGGTCCTTCTTCGCCTGCGACCATCCAAGTTCATCCTGGACCGACTCGCGAGCAATAACACCCTGACCGTTCGCGTACAGCTTCGTCAACGCGTCAGCCTTCTGCGCAAACGTAGGCGTACCGGCGTCATACCACTCAGTTTTGATCTGATTAGCCAACGGCCACACGCCGGTACGGAACCGCTCAGCGATACCCATAACCCAAGCCCAACCGTCACCCCACGACGCGGCCTTACCCTCAGCGTTCAGCACCAGCCTGGACTCATCAGCCCGGATAGCACCCTCAGCAGCAGGATTCACCGAAGTCTGACCCAAGTAACGGGTAGGCAAGCCAGTCACCGAAGCGACCATCTGCGCGTAGTGGCTCACGGTTTCGTGGAAGTTCTTCATGTCCGCGCCGTCAAGCTGCCCAACCTTGGCATCCTTGTTAGCGTTAGCCCAGAGTGAACCGAAGTACGCCTGCCACACCGGGAGCGGCTTGCCCTCAGCATCAACAAAGTCACCCTTGGTCATGCCCAGCACATACCGCTTCGGAACGGCGATAGTCTCCAACGCCAACTGCCCGTCAGTAACCGCACGAGCCGCAGCATCAACCAGACCAATAACGTCCTTCATCTCAGACACGCCAGCCCAGTCACCAGTACGGCGCCGATTCAAGAACATCACAATCGGGACGCGCCCAAGGTTGTGAATATCGGGCGGGTTATCAGGGTCAACGTTCCAAGAACCACCCTGCTTCACCAGCCAAGTTGTCTGATTCGGCTCATACAACGTCGCGAACGCCGGCGTCGGATCCTCATTCGTGCCACCATAAAGGCGCAACGCCGAACTAACCCGACGAGTCCGCGGATCCACGATCACAGACAACTCACGCGGCGACTCAACCGTAATCAAAGGATGGTTCGGGTCATCCGGGTTAGCGCCGACACACACAAACCCGCGCCCATAAATGAGCGTGTCCTTGTGCAGGAGGCTCGCTTCGGAATCGAGGTTGTTCGCGTCCCAATGCTCACGTAAAACATCCGAAACGGTATCCTCGCCGGGAAGGATGAAATCCTTCACCCTCAACCGCTGCTCAACCGAATCAACAGCCACCCGAGACCAGTTGATAATCGTCTCGAACCGGCGCAACTCAGGCGGAACAGCAAGCCCGATATGCTCAAGAACCTGCATGCCCTCGTAATACTTGCCGTACTTGTCATCCAGACGAGAAAACGTCTCAGCCTTGTCAGTCAGAGACTTCACAAGAGTTGCTTGCGCAGTGCTCAAAGCCACTTGGAGCCCCTAACTAAACACGAACATACGTGAATCGGTTTCATCGATATTGAACTCGTCAGCAACGAGCGCATCCGACCACGCCTCATAGCAGAGGATGGACGACATAGCTTGGTCAATCTTTTGGTTTTCGTTAGGCTTGCCAAGGATGTACCGCTGCCCAGTACGGGGCCGAACAATAGCGTTCAGCACATGAATCTTCGTCGTTGGGCAACCGTCATGACGGAAAACTGACTCGTCACCGTTCACCGCCTGCTTGAACGCCTCAAGAACCGGGTGGATCTTAGAAACACTCGAAGTCTCCCAAGCAAACACTGTCGGCTTGTCCTCATCTGACTTGTACTGCGCCTGCCACTGCTTGAGCTCAAGACGCCACGAGTCATCCTCAACAACTTCCATGGCATCAGCCTCAGCAGAGATACCACGCGCGGAACCAGCCGGGTCAAAATAAGCCCGGACCACCTTGAAGCGCGATTGGAGCTCATCAAAAGCAGCACGAACCTCACCACGCGGAATCAACAACGAACCATCATTCGGGCGCCAAATCGTCGGCACCTTATGAGGCCCATAAGTCGGCGTGAACTGATACCCGTCAGCAGTCATAGCCCGGAAACCAGTCCAGTCATTGTTGTTAGACAAGTCACCGGCCAGCACAATCGGAGTGCCTTCTGGAATTTCCCGGCAAGCTTCCTTCGAGTTCCAAGAAGTCTCAGTAAGCCACGCGCCAGAACCCTGCACACGACGATTACCGTAGAACCGCTCAGCCTCAGCAGGGTCACGGCGCATTGACTGCTTGATGTCTTCTTCCAGACCATCAAGGTTCATCAACACCCAAGGCGCATCCGAGTAGTTGTACTTCAAGATCTTTCGGCGGTCAGCCTGATTCGACCATTTCCACCGAGACGGGGGCGGAGTCCACTGAATGTAGACACCATCTGACGGGTTCTCAATGAAGTCTTTGACCACGTTATCTGTGGCAGGATCGTCAGGGTTAGTCGTGATAAACCCGCGACCACCCATTGCAGTCAAACCACGACGCTGCGTGCGGAACACTTCCCACATAGAAGCATCCGCAAACAGGCCAGCCTCATCCCACGGAACGCATGTAACGCGAGCACCAAGCCTCGACTTAGCCTTCGATGTCACCGGAACAATCTGATTCGCCTTACCCCCAGGGAGGCGAATAACTTCCTCGCCAGTCCTCGGAATCTGCGACGACAGCCGCCCGTAATCAATCATCGGCCTCAAGGCATCGAACGTGTTGCCAGTCTGAGCCTCAGAGTTCGCCGTGATCTGAATCAGCGGTGATGTCCACTTGCGCCCCATCGGCTCACCCGGACGGTACGTGTAAACCCACCCGCAATCGCAACCCTGATCAGCGCAATCCCAAACCTCACCACCAGCAGCGAACCCAGCAAACAACGCAGGCCCCACAGCCTCAACACAAATCATCGCTGAAACCAGCGGCGACTTGCCCTTCTTCTGCGAGTCAATCAGAACCGAAAGCTGGTACACGAAAGCCGAGGACTTCATCCCCGGCTTTGCGTTCTTCTGGATCGCATAGTGGTTAGTTACAAAGCAAAGCTGATAGTCCCGCAACAAAAACGGCGGCTTGTGCCCATCAGCATCAAAATCACCATCAGGAACAACGCAATGCTGCTCAATCCACTCCGGAACAATGTCCAGGCTCAGCCCAGGCCACCATTTCAGCGCCTCAGACGCGGTACGCGGCTCATTTGCCATCCCCTACAGCCTTCAATCTGCGCTCACGCGCTGACATTCGACCCCCAGAAGACTCAGGAACAGGAGGACCATCACGGCGGGCGCCAACCTCATCACGAGCAACCTGCCAACCATTCAGCCGCAAACCCGCAGGAGTCAAACCAATCTGCTCCCGATACCGGTGAAGCTGACCCACCAAAGCCGCATTAGCCCCAGGATCCAACTCCACAGCCACCTTCAACCGGCAATACTCAGCAATCACAGGCCAACGCCACGACTCAACAGCCCACGCAGCACCCTGCGGAGAACGCCAAGCCTCGCACCACACCACGCCCTCCCGAGAATGGAAGTCAGCGGATGCATCTTCGTCAGCCTCACGGACCTTAGCGCCGTCCTTGAAATGCTCATCGAACAAAACAATCGGATCCAACGGAAAATCAGGGATCTTACCCTTATAACCCTCAGAAGGGAGCGCCTGAAAGTTCAAACCACGAGCCGCAGAACGACCAGAACCAGGCTCAGGAGCAGGCCCAGAACGAGCCCGCGCGCCACCGCTAGTCATTACGCGGCCCTCGTGGGCGCCTGAAACCTTAGCTCAACCAAACCCTTAGCCATGGACGAGTCCCGCACATCCACCAAA